TCAGCCCAGACCGAGGTAGGTGATTGTCAGCGCCAAAACCGACTCCGACGCCGCCTCGGTCAGATCCTTGCCGTCCGCGCTGATCGGCATGTACGGGCGGGCCGGGATTGTGGTCTTCTTGCCGCGCCCGGCTTGTCCGCCGAACTGGTGAATCATGGCATAGGCCGCTGACGGTCCGCTGCCTGCGCCGACGTTGGTCCAGTCCGAACCGCTATCGCTGAACAGACTCCCGAGCAGGCCGTTGTTGCCGCCCTTGCGCACCAGCTTCTGACCGGGCCATGTCCCGGCTTTCGTCCGTTCGGCCTTGGTGCTCTCGGCCAGGTCGGCCCAGCCGGGGCCTTGGTCCTGGAACGCCTGCTGCGCCGATGACTCCAGCAGCATCGCGACGCCGGACATCAGCTCGGTTGGGTCGGCCACCTTGTTGAGGATGCGCTCCAGGTCGGCCTGGGCGCGGGCGCCGTCGAGTGTGACGGTGATCATTTCGCGGCCTTTCGGGCGCGGGCGAACTCAGGGTCGCGGGATGCGTCGGCCGCGCTCATGCGCCGCAGCGTGTCCACCCGCAGCGAGTCGCCCGTCCTGTAAACCCTCACCAATGCGGCCATGCCGTCGCGCTCGACCAGGTACACCAGGTCGGTCTCGCTCTCTTGCACCATGCGCCCGGTCGAAACCGCCTCCTGAATCAGGCCGTAGTCGGCATCGGTCAGGTCGGCCTGGGCCAGCTCCTGGCGCTGCATCGTGTCGGCCGACAGGTGCACCGTCCGGCTCCCTTTGTGGCCGAGGGCACCGGCATGTTTGCGTGGCATGGTGGCCATCGGGAACGTGCCCTCGGGCTGCTCGCGCCATTTCGAGAACGCGCCCTTGCCGACCGCCCGCGATGCAGCTGGCAGCGCCGAGTCGGGCAGGCGCTCCATGCTGCTGCCCAGGCGCGATCGCGCCAGCTGGCGGTCTCCCGGCGCGTGGTCGAAGCCCGGGTCGGGCCAGAACTCGCGGCCGTCGCCGGTCTTCCAGCCGCGCACTGTGAGCTGATCGCGGCCGGCATTCACCGGCACCTGGCGTTCGACGAACTCACCCTCGGCCGACTCGACCTGAATGCCTGCCTTGTCCACCTGCGCCTGGGTCAGGGCCTGCACCGTGCACCGGCAGCGGAAGCCCTGCGGCGGATAGTTGATCGCCCAGAACGGGTGATCGGTCGGGAACACCTGGCCGTTGAGTGCCTTGTGCGTGGGCCGCGTGCGGCCGTCCATCACCGCCACGTAGCGCCAGTACGGGAACAGCTTCGCCGTGGCGAGCTGGCGCTCGCGCCGGCCCGCTGCGTTGCTGCCGGCCATGTTCTGGTCGTAGATCAGTTTCAGGCGCGCTGGCGTGCCGTAGCGCACCGGGCGGCTGGTGCCGGGGTAGGTTTTCAGGATCTCGCCCGTCTCGGGGTCTATGGCCTGACCCCACCAGCCTTTGGCCTGCAGCAGCGGCTTGAGCTGTTCCTGGAACTGCTTGTGGGTCAGGCCCTGGTCGCGGGCCTTTTCCAGGGCGGACTTGATGTCGCCCAGCACGTCGAAGCCGGCCGTCTGCGCCACCGTGAACGCGTGCTGGTGCGCCTGGGCCGAGACGGTTTCCCAGCCGTCGCTGGGCTGCTGGCGCTTCTCGGCCAGGTAGCGGACGGCTTCCTTCGGGGCTTTCTTGAAGACGGTGGACAGGTCGGCCATGTCAGTGGGTGGTGAACATCAAAACGGAATCCCGTCGCAGTCGTCTTTGCACCCGTATCGACCGCCACACATTGGGCACTTGTGCGGTAGCCAGCGGCCTACCGCGCGCCACCAGAGCAGCCGCAGTGCATTGCAAAAACGCGTGTGCCGGGTATCGCCGACAAGATCGCTGTACGAAACAGGCTCGCCGCAGTGCATGCAGGTCGCCTCGTCTGGTGGCGCCGAGTCTTGTGGGTGCTGCTCGTGGCCGAACCACCAGCAGCTCAGACACTTCTTCGAAGTCGCCTCGCTCATCGTTGAACTCCCGAATGCAAGGTGATGCCGATACACGCGGCCACGCTGCTTGTTGAGTCGCCGTACACCTCTCGCCAGGCGGCGATCTGGGTGGGGTTGGTATCGACGGAAAAGCCCGAGACCACGCCTTGCAGGCGCTCCCGTTTGCCGTAGCCGTGGCTCAGCACCACCGGGCGGCCAACAGCGCACGTGCGTTCGTTCCAGCGTGGGCCGTACTGGCGGAACTCCACCGTCTTCGTGCCGCCCTGGAACGCGCGGAAGAACTCGGTCTTGAGGGGGATGAAAAGCGGCTTCACTTCACCCGCTCCCAGTCGATCTGGCGCGAGCTGCCGAAATGGAACCTGCCGCACGCGCAGCCGTAGGCGCGCAGGAACGACACCACTGGGTTGCCCTGCCTGGCGCGCCTGTCCGCGAGCTGAACGGCGGCAATCTTCGCCGCCTGCAGGGTTGGATAGGGCTTCTTGCCGGTGGGGCATTTAGAGCTATTTGCCATCGCTCATCGCCTCCGGTTCAGAACCGAGAACAGAGACCCACGTGCCTGACGTTTCGCTCCAGTATTCGGATGCACACATCAGCGCTGTGGAATACAGCGGGTCGCGTGGACTTGTGACGATGCACTCACCGTCCTCTCGGAAGTAGCGAACGCTGCCTGGTGCCGGTGCCTCGGCGTTCATCCCCGCTCTCCCGCACCAAGCCAATGCGCCGCGAACCCGACGCGGTGCAGCGCGGTCGCCAGCACGCCCACGTCCTGCTGCTCAATCGCGGCGTCCAGCGCGGCCTGCATGGCTTCGAAACTGTCGGCGCTCATGATGGCTTTCACCACCGGCTCCAGCAGCCCAGCGGCCTGCCAGTCCAGATCTGGCTCGCTGAGCTGAGTCAGTGCCGTGTCGATGGCCTTCAGGTCGCTCAGATCGGGCTGTGGGCCGCTCAACGCGTCGTCGTCGTCCGTTCCCCCCTCGCGGGCGGACAAGGCGCCCAGCGCGGCCATCATCGCGGCTTGCAGCTTGGCCTGGGCCTTGCCAGGCGCGGGTGGTGGTTCTTTCGGGTCTGGCGCCGGAGCGGGCGCGCTCCTCAACACCTCGTCCTTTTCGTCGGCGATGGGGATGCGCAGCTTTTCGTGTGCCCAGTCGGCCTTGATGCGCATGCCCAGGCTCACCAGCTTGGGCAGGCTCTCGGCATAGAGCGCCAGGTCCTCTGCCTCGGACGTGTCGAGCACAAAACGCGGGCAGCGCCGCGCATCGCGGAAGCCCTTGTTCACCGCGAGCATCGGGTACACCACCTGCATGGTGATGGAGCCGGCCAGCTGCTTGCAGTCCGAGTTGCGGATGTCCATGCGCACTTCGTTGTGCACCTCGGCCAGGCCGCTGCCCAGGCCGGTGGATCCGCCATCGCTGGTGAGCGTGCTGCCGTTGATGGCCTTGCTCTCGCTGCGCTCGCACCAGCTGATCATGTTCATGAACGGGTCGCCCTTGCTGTCGGCCGCCTGCTGGATCTCGATCTCCATCCCGGTCGGGATGATGCCCCGCGCGTTGTGGCCGATGCCCGCCACCGCGCGGAACAGCGTGGACTTTTCGTCCTGGCTCGCATTGGCCGGGTACTTGCCCACGATGATGGGCAGGCCGTGGATGTCCAGAAACTCGGCCAGGTCGCCAACCGAAAAGTGTTTGAACAGGTACGGCCACACCAGCACACGGCCCAGGCCGCTGCGGCTGATGTAGCCGCTGATCGCCTTGTGCGTGTGCAGCAGCCACCCGAAGGGCTGCAGCGCCTGGCCGTTGGCCGAGTTGTCGCGCAGGCGCAGCTTGCTGCGCGTGTCCTGGTCGAGCATGAACCAGCTCTGCGGCCGGTGGTGGAACTTCGCCACCGTCCAGGTGCCGCCGACCAGTTCCCACTCCATCTCCTGCGCCGAGAAACCGTGGCTGATCGCGTCGAGCGCATCGAACAGGGTGTCTTCCAGGTCGGGCATGTCCTGAAACTGCTCACGCACCCAGGCCGCGAGGTCTTGCTCTTCCTTGCTGGCGTTGCGCGGGGGCACGATGTCCCAGTCCAGCTTGATGCTGGCGCGCTTGCGCTTGCTCAGCTCGGTGTAGATGTTCGAGTCACGCTCCTCCATGTCGGCGAACAGCTCGTGCTGCGCCATCAGGTCGCCCTGCTCAGCCGCCAGCAAGATCTCGTTCAACCGGGCCGGCGTGATGCCGCGGCTGGGGTGGTTCGCCACCTGGCGCTGCAGGTGCAGCAGGCTCGCGCGGGACTCGGTCTGCGGTTCATCGAGCGCTTCGCCCGTGATCGCGTTGCCGTATTGGTCGACCAGTTTCATGGTTACCAGCTCCTTTTTGATTCGATGGCTGGCATGTCAGCGTTGGGGTTGGGGCGGTTGCGGAAGCGGCCGACGTTGCCGCTGCCTTTGTCTTCGTGCCTGCTGCCCTCGCTCTTGCCGACCGGGGTGTATTCGATGACGCCGCCGATGTTGAGCGAGGCGAACCAACCCAGGGCCAGGGCGATGGCGAAGTCGCCGTGGCGAAAAAGGTCGGGCTCTTTCAGGTCGGCGGTGCGCACGGCGGGCACCATGGCGATGCCGTCCACCTCTTCGATGCTGCGCAGATCGGAAGCGTGGTTCTCGTCGCGCGGCGTGTCGATCATCTGGTCTTCGAACCCGCCGATCATCTTGGGCATCCAGGTGCCGTACCAGAGGCGGGACAGCTTGATCTGGTGGATCAGCTCGCGGCCAAATTCGTCGGCGGTGTCCTCGGCAATCGTCTCGCCGCTGCCGCCCGCGTCCATCCCTCCAGCGCCAAAACGCGGCAGGCCGCGGATCAATGCCCACAACACCTGCTCTTGCTGCTTTCCGGGCACCTTCTGCATCTCGACCACGAAGGGCACGGTGCGCCGCATGTTCTGCTCGATGGTGATGGGCACGATCAGCGAGAAGTCACGGTGGCGCGCGTAGTCCTGGCCGAACACATGGGTTCGGTCTTTCGGCAACTGCTCAAGCAGCGGCTGCAGGTAGCGCCGGATCCAGTCGGCCACATAGCTCTTGCGCTCAGCGACAGAGCTCTTCACGAAGTCATCGTCCAGCAGCAGGCGCAGCACCGGGCGCTCCTCGCGCATCGCCGCTTCGATCCAAACGCCGGGGATGCACACGCTGTTGCCATCTCGGGGGATGCAGTCCAGCTCCTCGCGCATTGCCGCCTTACGCACGCCGTAGCCGTTGCGGATGCCCGAATACCACTCGCGCTTGCCGTCTTCGGTGGGCACCTTGTTGGTCATCAGGCACACACGCTCAAACAAGCCGTTGGCCACTGCGTCGTCGAACGTCACGCGGAACACCACCGCATTGCTGCCATAGCGGCCGTTTTCGATGTCGCGCACCAGCTGGGCGAACGGGTTGGACCGCCCATTGTTCGTGCTGATGATGATGATGTTGCCGCCCCAGATCAGCAGGGCGGTGGCCGCGTCAATCACGCCCTGCACGTCTCGGTGAAACGCTGCCTCGTCGATCACCACATCGCCCTGCAGGCCGCGAATGTTGGCAGGGTTCGACGACAGCGCCACCACCTGGAAGCCGCTGGAGAAGCGGATGCGGTAGGCCGCGATCTGGCGGGTGGTGCCGTCTGGCTGCTGATCGTCGAACAGAAATTCTTCAATGTCGCTCACGCCCTCGCCCTGGGCGCGGGCGATCACGCGGGCGAACTTGGCGCAGTAGCCGATGAACTCCAGGCCCTTTTCTTTCGTGTCGCCCACGTAGAACACGTTGCGCCCGCCCGCGTCCTGGCGCGAGGCGGCTGCAATGGTCTTGTCCAGCGCGACACAAAAGGTGATGCCGGTGCGGCGCCCTTTGTCGGCCACCTTGATCTGCGCCTTGATGCTGAGAAACTGCACCTGGTGCAACATCAAAACCCCTTTTGCAAGGGGCTTGAAGTTGGCAGGAATGGAGCGAACGCTGGCGGGAAGATCGTCCCATTCAACGACCCGCGTGGTGCTGGCCAGTGGCTTGATGACGTCGCTCATCAGGCCATCCCGAGCACTTCACGGCGCAGCCACTCGGCCATCTCTGGCCCCATGCCGCGTGCCTTGATGCCGCTCTCCAGCTTGTCGTTTTGTTCCTGTCGGATGCGCTTGCGCGTCTCGGCCTCCACCTCGACCCGGAACTTCTTGACGTTGATCGAACTGCGCGCCAGGTCGGCGATGCTCTTCGTGATTTTGGCGATGTCCACCGTCTTGGGGTCGATCTCCAGATCCATCATCAGGCTGAAGAGCTTCTCCTGGGTGATGCGCACCAGGGCCTGGTTCACCGCGTCGTCTTCGTCTGGCGCTGCAGCCACCACGGCGCGCGCCTGTTCGGTCACCAGCTTGAGGGCCTGCAGGCGCTCCTCGAAAGCCTGCCCGTATCGGTGTAGCCCGGTCTTGCTGATGCCGTGGCCACGCGCCTTGAGTTCGGCGCTCAGCGCCTCATAGCCCGCGAAGTTGCCCTCGACCAACGCGCGGTCGAGCCACTCCTTTACGGCCTTGGGCAGGCCATCCACTTTGCTGCGCGGGGGCATGGCTGGGCCTCACCAGTACTTGTTGGGGCGGGCGATGCCGGGCTCGATGGGCACGGTGTACTCGACAACGTCCACGCCGTGGCGCGTCAGCTTGGCGAACCACCAGGGATGTTCGGTCTTGCCCGTGATCTGCAGCAGCTCGCGCTCCTGCAGATAGTCCAGATTGCGGCGCAGCTCCAGCGTGGTCAGCATCGGCTGGCTCGGCACGATGGCCTGAAACAGCACCTGCTCGCTCGCGCCGATGGGCTGCGCCGAGTTCAGTGCCTGCAGGATCAGCCAGCGCAACGCCTCGCGCGCGGCCTTGTCCATGTCGATGTTCATCGTGCCTCCCGGATTCGTTCGATCAATGCGTACAGCGCGTCGAGCTTGGCGTTCAGCGTGGTCTCGAAGCGGATGGTGTCTTCGCGGCGCTGGTACATCAGCGGCAGCGTGGACTTGTGGTCGTTGAACTCCTTCTCGAAGCGCGTGAGACGGTCGTTCTGCGCGTCGATACGCTTGTCCATCTGAGCCAGCAGGATCTGGCCGAAGGCGGCGATCACGCCGATGAAGCCGATCAGCAGGCTGGCGATGTGCCAGAAGTCAACCTGGATCGTCATGGCCGAATTCCCAGGCGGTTGTGGTATTCGGCGGCGGTGGCGCAGTCAACGCAGGTGGAGACGCCGGGGAGTGCGGCGCGGCGGGCCGCTGGGATGGTGGCGCCGCAGGCCTCGCACTCGGTGGCGCTGGGCCGGGTTGCCTGGTCAGCGAGCTGACGGCGCACGTCGGCGATGCTGTCGTCGGTCAGTTGCTGTGCGCGGTCGTTCGCGCGGTCAATGATGTCGCCGTGAGTGCTCATGTCTGGTGCAGATATGGCCTTTGAAATGGCCTGCGCACCAGTGTGTCCGTGCCCTCCCGGGCGTGGAATTAAAACGCTTTATTGTCGTCAATCGAACGACAGCGAGCCCTGTCGCTTCGCCAGCTCCTGCGCGCGGATGGCGTTGATGATGTTGCGGATCTGCATCTCGCTGAGCTTGTGCTTCTTGCTCAGCTCGAAGTAGTTTTTGCCGTCGAACTCTTCCCAGATCTCGCGGTCGCGCAGGCTCAGCTCGTAGCTCACGCCCTTGTTGATGTAGAGGAAGGCGCCGCCCAGGTCGGAGCGAATGCCCTCGACCGACTCAAACGCCACCACCTGCGCCTGTGGCTTCTTGAGCCCGTGCTTGAGCAGCGTGCGGCCGATCACCTGGCCCATCTGTTCCAGGACGTCCGGGTAGTTCTCGGGGAACTGAAAAACGAACTCAGGCTTTGCCATGGCGGGTCACCTCGCGGTCTTGCCAGCGCTTGAGCGCTTCGATCAGCGTGTCCATCTGCGGGCCGGTGCAGAACTGCAGCGCGTCCACCTGCACCGTGCGCTTGACCCACGCGTTCAGCGCCTGGCCGCTGTTGTTGTCGATCTTCCCCGCGCGCTTGAGCGCGTTCCAGATCGCCCAGACCTTGCGCTCTTGCGGGCTTGCGGCGGCGCGCTTGGCCTGCCAGCCCTTGCCATTGCCTGCGGGCGCCAGGCCCGAGCGCTCAGCCAGGCGCTGCATGTGATCGCGCACCTGCTGGCGCTGCGCGGGCGTCATGTCCTTGGTGCTGCTCTTGAACGTGAGCGCGTTGAGCAGCGCGCGGTAGTCGTCTTCTGTCAGGCGCAGCTGGGCCTTCAGGACGTGGATCGCGGCGATGTGGTTGGTGGCATTCATGGTTTGCGATCTGGTGCAAGTTGATTTGTGAAAAGCACCTGGTGGGTGCTCTGTACGAATCAGCCGTTGTGGTCCGAGGTGCTCACGGCCACCTCGGGAAACCGGCCAGTTCGGGCTGGTGGGAAAGTCACCATCCGTTGACTGCGGTAGTTGGGTATGCAAACCTCGGGCACCCACCGCTTATCCCCATCGACCTATCGCGCCCCACGGGCGGCCGACGCGCGTTGTGGACGGGTCAGCCCGTCGGCTGCTTGAAACCGGGCGGCTGCTTGATGGCCCAGCGGTCACACACCGCGTAGAGCGAGACCAGGTAGCCGCCGGTTCGACACTGCAAGGTGCTGCCATAGGCTTCATTCAGGTGCTGGCAGCTGCCGCAGCGCTTGCGCTGGGTGGCGGACACGTAGCCCTGGGCGTTCTTCGCTGCGGTGATCGGGTTGGTGCTCATGCCCAGCCTTTCTCGCGCGACCACGTTCCAACCACCATCCGGGTGGGAACTTCTCGGCCGTTGTCTCCCTGGGTGCAGGCGACGATGCGAGCCGATGATCGAGACAGGCGCGCCAAGGTGTCTGCAGCCATCAGGAGTTCGGCTGGCACGTCCTTCATGTCGAAGATGACTGAACCGCGCCAGGCGCCCGATTGATTGAACTGGAGCTGGACCGGGAGCTTCATGAGCGCACCTCCCCACGAAACGGCTCAACCTTCTGAATCGGGTACTTGATGAATCGCTCAACGCCATCGCGATCGCGCACGCCCATTAGAAGGCCGACCATCGGCAGCGTGGTGATCTCCAGGCCCACCCAGATGTCAGCCTGGAAAGGCTCGCAGCCGACAACACGGCGGTCCTTGATGTGCCAGGTCAAGAAGTCCTGGTGGTGGTCCTCAAAGGTCACCGTGGCTGCGCCGCTGCGTGCGATTTCTTTCTCGGCGGCGGTGAGCATGGCGCACTGCATCGCCAACTGCTTTGTTGTGAGGGCGCTCATTCCGGGCTCCCCATCACCAGCCCGCTACCCTGCGCGGTCATCACCTCGCCACCCAGCGCCATCAGCAGCGCCGGGATCAGCTTGCCCAGCTCGCCCGTGGTCAGGGCCACGTCGGTGTCGAAGCCGCTCTCGCTGTCATCTGCGCGGTCGTTGAACACGCCCTCCAGGAAGGCGATCTTCTTGAGCTGCATGGACTCGGTCAGCACGAAGCCGACGCGGCCTTCCCAGCTCAGTGCCAGGCGTGTGGGTAGCTTGCCTTCGGCGATGTGCTTGCGCACCTGGTCGTTGTCCAGGCTGTGGCGGTTGAAGCGGACCACCGACTTCTCTTCATCGCCAGATTTCAGCTCGCACTCGCGTTCGACGTTGAACGCGTCCGGGCGCTCGTCGTCGTCGCGCGCTGCCAGCCAGTTGGTCATGGCGGTCTGAGGGGTGACTTTGGTCTGCACCAGCGACAGCTGCAGGTGACCGAAGGTGCTGACCAGCGCGGTCACTGCCTCATCGATCTGGCGTCGGCTGGTCGACCCGATCACCAATACGGCGGCGTTCAGGTCGATCCAGATCCACACTGCCGCCTGGCGAGCGAACGCGTTCGGAAGCAGCTCCAGAAGAGCGTCTTCGCGCAGTTCCTTCATCTGCTTTTTGCCGGGCTTGCGTCCTGTCTCGGCTTCGATCATGTCGGCAGCGGCCTGGGCGTTGGTGCGCACCAGCGAGCCGGGCACGGCCTTGGTCTCGATCATCAGCTTCAGGATGCGCTGGCCGGCGATCAGCTCGACCAGGGCGCCGTGCGCTTCACCGCGCGGCCACACCCAGCCCATGGCGCGGTCCTGAGTGCCGCTGCAGGGAACGAACGCGGCCTTCTGCAGGCAGTACTCCATGTTCTCTACTGACAGCAGGTGGAGTGGCGATGCGATGCGGTAGATGGTGGCGTTCTTGATCATGCTGCCTGCTCCTCCGTCGCGCCCTTGAGCAGCGTGTCCACCAGCTTGTCCACCTCGCTGTCGGTGGGCTTGATCACCACCTGGTCGCCGGTGTTCACCACGGTGCAGCCGATCTTCTTGAGGTCGGTGGCACTGAGCTGCGAGAGCGCGTCTTTGGCCGGGCTCTCCTTGGTGATGATCAGCACGTCCGCCTGCTCGGGCAGGTGCTTCTTGATCAGCTTCACCACCTGCTCGGCGTCGTCGAACTTGATGCCGCCCTTGCCCTTGCCGTAGCCCACCTTGACGCCGTGGAACACCACGGTGCGGGGCTTGATGAAGAGCTGCGGGTTGGCGTCGATCAAGCCGCGCAGGTTGTCGAACTTCTCGGCGGCGCGGGCGATGCCGCGCTTGAGCACCGGCAGGTATTCGCGCTTGAGTGCTTCGATGCCGCTGTTGAGCGTGGTCACGGTTTCGGCCACGTCGGCGCGGGCGTCGGCGAAGGCCTTGGCGCGCTTTTCAATGTCGGTCAGTAGGGTCATGGGGTTGCTCCTGGTGGTCAGTGAATGGGGCCGGTCGGCTGGGTGCCGAGCGAGCGGGTCAGCAGATCGCCACCGACGTGCAGGGCGGTCCTGGCTGCGGCGCCGGTGCAGCAGGTGTGCGTGAGGGCGACGGCCTTGAACGTGGAGATGAGAGCGATCAGCATCAGCCGGTGGCTGGGCGCCTGCTCGGCGATCAGCACCAGCTGGTTGACCAGGTCGTTCAGCGCTTGCTCTTGGCCGTCGGGCGCTGTTGTGTCTTGATTGATGTCGGTGTGCATGGCGGTCATTCCTGTGGTGTGGTGTGGGCGCAAGGCTCCAGGCTCTCGCCCGGGATCGGGATGCAGCGCGCCGTGACGCCGTAGCTCTTGAGCCGCAGGTAGTTCGGCTTCAGAACCACATGCCCGCGCTTGAGCAGCGCGCCCAGCCAGCGGCCAGCAGCGCAGGGCGCGCGGTCCATCAGGTCTGGCACGAGCTCGCGGCCGAGCTCCTGGGCGCTCCACCAGCCTCCTTCATCGCGCATCCGCAGCCAGGCCGCGCGGGCATCGGGCGACACGGCGGCCACCCACTTGGTCTTCGGCGGCTTCTCGGCCTTCGCCGGGGCCACCGGGCGAATGCGCGGTTGCTGCGTCAGGCGGTACACGCCGCCGTTGTAGGTCTCGGCGCGCCTCATGACAGCCTCCCCGCGATCAGGCCGACCACCAGACCGACCAGGCCGATCACCGCCGAGAACAGCAGGGACGGAACGAGCCAGCGCGCCAGCTCGCGGCGCTGGGCTGGCGTGCCGAAAAATGGGGTGCGGTAGGCCTCGATCTCGCCAGGCGCGAAGCGGATGCCTTCGTTGGTGCATTTGCCGTTGTCGTCGCAGCAGTTCATGGTTGCTCTCCTCGCAGGCAGATGGCGGTGATGGAGCTGGCCTCGGGGTAGTCGGCCCAGGTCTGGTTGATGGCTTCGCCCTGGTCTGAGAAGAAGCCCACGCCTGCAAAGCGCTTGCCGTCTTGCAGGGTCACTTGAAGTCGAAAAATCATGGTGAGTACTCCTCTCAGCAATGGGCGATCACGTTGCCGTCAACCACCGGGTAACCAGCAGCTGCGGCGGCGTTCATGGCGCGGCTCACGAGGTTGTTGACCACCAGCGGGTAGCAGACGCTGCGGGCGTCCTGCGGGCGGGCGCCGCGCGGCAGGTGGATCAGCCGGGCGCGAATCGCATCGCCCGCGTCGGCGGCGAACACCTGCTCGTACTTGAGGTCGAAGCGGGCGAACTTGTGGCGGAGGTAGCCCTCCAGGTCGGCGTCCAGCGCGCCCAGTTCAATGAGTTCGCAGCGCTGGGCCACCTCGCGCAGCTCGGGGCCTGCGCTGGCGAAGCGGGCGCGCAATTCGGGCTGTGCGATCAGGGCCACGCCGATCAGGCGGCGGAAGCCGTCGAGCAGCTCGATCCAGCGCTTGAGGTGCTTGAGCGTGGCGGTGGGCATGCAGTGCGCCTCTTCGATCAGCAGCAGGTGTTTGCGGCCCGCGCGGGCGCTGGTCTTGAGCAGCTGGTGCACCTGGTCAAACCGGGCGTCGGGGCTGCTGCGCATGCTGGCCGAGGGGTTGAGGCAGCGGATCACGGCCTCGGCGATCTGGCCGCTCTTGAGCGTCTTGCCCTTGGTGTCGCTCTCTTCCATGGCGAGCACGTAGGGGCGGATGATCGCGATGTCGCGGCCTTCGACGCGGATGCGTTCTTCCAGGTCGTTCGCCAGCGTGCTCTTGCCCGCGCCGCTCTCGCCGACGATGCCGACGAAGCCGTGGTGTAGGGCGCAGTCGAGCAGGCTGGAGCGCACGTAGCGCACGCTCGATGTCTGGAACACGTCGCCCGAACTTTGAACGTCGTCAACGAAGGGGTTGCGTGGGAGCCCGAAATGCTGGCGCGTTTCGGGGGTGATGGATACGTTTTGCAGTAGCATTTCGGCTTCCTTCTCTTCTGTGGTTGCATTGGCCTCGGGGGCGGGAACGGCCTCGACGTGTTCCACCACGTCGGGGCCAACTTCTTTGGGCGGCGCTGTGTAGAGCGCTGCGAGGTCGGCGGGCTGGGCGCCGAGCTTGGAGACGGCGGCGTTGATGCGCTCGCGCACCTGGGCGTGGCCGATGGCGGGCCACTGCCCGCGCGTGGCGCGCTTGATCGTTGAGGGGCTCAAGCCCACGGCCTTGCCCAGCTTGTTGAGCGAGGTCCAGCGGTGGACCTGGGGCAGGTTCAAAGCAATGGCGCTCATGACTTCGAACCCCCTGCCACCACCCGCAGACCCGAGCGCACGGTGAGGCGGTCTTGCAGCGTGGCGAGCTGGTCTTCGGGCACGCCATCGGGGTGCCAGGCGCGGAGCTTGTCGTACACCTCGCGGCCCATCGCCACGCCGTTGCCGGTGAGCCATTGGCCGGCTTCGAAGTGGGTGAGCAGGCGGGCGGGTACCGGCGTTGCGGCGGTCGTGGTTTGCACCGCCAGGGCCTCGCCCTTTCGCGGCAGGAAGGTGCGCTCGGGCGCGTCGTCGATCACCTTGTAGGGGTCGATGCGGCCACCGAACGGCAGGGTCTTGGCCTTGCGCGCGGCCTCGGCGGCTTCGTCGGTCGGCGCGTCCATGATGGTGCGCTCGACCAGCTTGCGGTTGGTGTCGGCCAGGGTGTCAGCGTGGCGGGTGTAGCCCTCGCCGATCACGTTGGCGTCGGCCCTGAACCCGGCGTCGTTGCGCGCCACCAGCGGCACGCTGTGCAGCGCTTCCTTGCCGTCGGCGCCGATCTCGACCACCGTGGCCGCGTCGGCCTGGTAGGGGTTGATGGCCATCATCACGCTCTCGCCCACCACGATGCCGGGGATGCTGCTCACGTCGTATTCGGCGCCGCCGAACTGCACGGTCAGCATCACGCCGACCTTGCGCTTTTCGGGCTTGTGGTTCACCAGCTGGCGGCACAGCTCGGGCGATGGTGCGATGCGCAGCTGCTCGGCGGTGATCGCCATCCAGGCGTCGAAGCGGGTCTTGCCGTGGCGGCTGTGGACCTGGGTGCCGTTGAACCACTGTTGCCAGCGACCGGCGAGCACGTTGAGGCCCGCGAGGTCTTCAACCGGTGTGAGGCGCAGGCCGCTCTCAAAGCTGCGTTCAATGATGTTGTGCGCGTTTTCCACCTGGCCGGTGGCGCGGGCGTTGCCCGGCGCGTGGGCGATGATCTCCACCTGCAGGCGGCGGGCCAGCTGCTTGAACAGGCCGCTGGTGTTGGCGCTGCCCATGTCCATCATCAGCAGGAAAGGCACGCCGTGGAAAGGCGAGGTGCCGCGCTGCTGGATGGCGGCGATGAACGACTCGGCCAGGTTGGCGCCGCTCTCTGCGCCCATGACGTAGTGGACGAAGATCGCGCCGCTGTTGTGGTCGGTGACCGCGTAGCGCCACACGCGGTCGGCCTCAATCGCCTTGAGGTTGGCGGGCTTGTTCTTGTAGAACCGCGTGTGGTCCATCACCTGCAGGCCAGCGTCGCGCGGGCCGGTGGGCTTGAGGTAGTAGAGGACGCACAGCGAGGCGTCGATCTGCCAGACGTGGTTGGGGTGCAGGCTCTGCATTTCCTTGGCCGGGGCGGCGCGCAGCAGTTGGTCGGGGTGCAGCTTGTAGCCCTTGAGCGCGCGGCTGATCGCGCTCTCGCTCAAGGGGAACACCTCGCCGGTACCGGCGTCCACCCGCTGGGCGCGTACGATGCCGTTGGCCCGCAGCTCCGACACCGCCTGGCCGACAGACAGCAGGCGCTTGTTGCCCTTGCGCAGGCTGCTCATGAGGTAAGCCGAGATGTCCACGGCCTCCTGGCGCGAGAGGCTCACGGCGCCCGCGTCGCTGCGCTGTTTGCGCTGGGTCTTGAGGGTGACTTGATCCATGATCCGGTAGACGGTTGGGACTGACAGGGCCAGCTCAGCCGCGCACTCCCGCACCAGCCCACCGGCCTGGCCGCGCTCGGCGGTCTGCAGGGCGGTGGACAGCGCGAGCACGCGCTGGGTTACGTAGGGGCTGTAGCTGGGCGGCATGGCGGGGCTCAGTTGTTGCCGGGGAATTCGCCCCACTGGGCGACTTCGGATGCGAGCTGGGCATCGGCGGCGCTGCTGAGATCGGGAATGTTCAGCTCGGCGCGCAGCGTGTTCAGCTCCGCCTGCAGCTGCCCGACCATGCCGGCCATCGTGATGACGATGGGCTCGCCACCATGCGTGATGTAGTGCTGCGCCAGGGCGCGCAGGCTGTCCCTGACGGCGCCGCGAATCGCGCCCAGCGCGTCGGCGGCGTGGCCCTGGGCTTCCTTGGACAGGGCGATCAGGGCGTCGTCTGGCGCCTCGGTCTTGATGCGCTTCGAATCACGCTCCAGCTTGTCGATCTTCTTGCGCAGGTCGCCGCGCACCTGCTCGGCGCTGTCGTGTTCCGCGCGCAGCTCGCGCAGGGCGCTGCGCAGTTCCTTGACCGACATGGTCGCCACGTCGTCCAGGCTCAGCTCGCCGGTCTGGCCGGTCAGCTCCAGCTCTTCGATCTGCTCGTCGTCCAAGACCAGCATCTCGAACAGCTTGGTCTGGTTGCCGATGGCTTGCAAAAGCGGTGTTGACGCCGCATTTGAAAAACGCCGGGCGCTGGACATGAACCGCTGAGCCACCCGGGCTTCGATGCCGAGCACGTCCAGGCGGGCGGTGAACTGGCCGTGGGGGCAGGCTTCGCGCAGCACCACCAGGCCCCGGCCCACTTCGAGGCAGGCTTCAACGCTGCGGCGCATGTTGGCGCTGATGTCGCGCTGGATCAGATCGGCGTCCACCGCTTCGCCGGGGAGCTGGTAGCCGACCAGATCGGCCACTGCGCGGACGCGGGTGACCATCTGGGCGTCGGCTTCGATCACTGCCAGCTCCTGGGTGCGCAGGGCGCCCATGGCGTCGGCCATCTTGTCGGTGTCGATCTGCTTGTCGGTCAGATCGATAACTTCGCCACCCTCAAGCGGCCTTCTTCCTTTTGGCTTCAAGAATTTCTCTGCGATTTGCTCGTCGGTCATCTGGGGGCGGGCCATTGCGGTTCCTCTGGGTTGTGGTTGGGTGGTTGGGTCAAATGCGGTGTTGACACCGCATTTGGAAAAGCGGTGTTGTCAGGTGCGGGTGAATCGTTGGCGGGCTTCGTCAACCCGGCGCTGGGCGCTGTCGATGGCGGCGAACACCTTCACGGCCTGCTGCGGCAGGCGCGGGGTGAGACGCCAGAGGCCGGTGGTCTCGTCCTTCTCGGCGATGCCTGCGGTGCGCAGGTTGTCCAGGTCGCGGGTGATGGCGGGTGGCGCTGCGTCCACCGCGCGGGCCAGGGCGCTGGGCGACACGCCCTGCACCACGTCGCTGAACAGGGCCAGCACCACCTTGAGGATTCGCTGCTGGGCGTCGTTGGTGTAGTCGCTCATTCGGACACCTCATCCCCGGCTGCCGTCAGCAGTACTCGGCCCGGATACCAGTGGCGCCCAGTGATCGGACGAGCGTCGGCGGCATCGGCCACCTTGAGCAGCATCGCTGCCATCTCGCGCAGCTGCTCGGGTGTGCGCTCGACGCCGCAGAAGGGGCCGCCGTCCAGGACGGCCAGCGGCTTGTGGTCCCAGGTTCGGGTGTAGGTGACCTTGATTGGGGCGCTCATACCGCCACCACCGCGCGTTGGCCGTTCCATGTTGCGCGGGGCCTGCCGGTCTTGCTCTTCTTGTCGTGGATCGGCTTGCCGGTGAGCTTCTCCAGCTCGCGCTCGATGCGCTCCGAGCGCATGGTTTTTTTGATGACGCGGCCCACGCTTTGTGGCGTTACCCCAAGGTGTGTAGCAATCGCAACTTGGGACGTGCCAGCGCGGACGATTGCTGCTTTAATCTCTTCTGGTTTCATGTAATCAACCTCTTTCAAGGGGTTTCAAAACTGCGCGTAGTTTACGCGCATACAGCGCGTAAATGCAAGCGAGGAGAAAAAATGTTGTTAAAAGACCGCATCGCCAAAGTGCTGACCGAAAGTGGCGAGCGAACGCAGGGCGCTTTCGCGACCTCGGTGGGCATGGATCTGGACCGTCTCAAGAACCTGCTGGGCGGGCGCGCTGCTCGGCTGCGGCCTGAGGAGGCGCAGGCCATCGAGCGGCGATACGGATGGCGCGAGGTCTGGCTCACCGATGGCAAGGGCGCGCAGCGGTTGACGCGCGAAGAGCAGGCCTTGCTGTCTGGAGAGGGTGCGCCGCTGCCGTCGTTGCGGCGTGCGACCGAGTTGCTGGTGTCTCAGGGTGTCTCGGATCCACGCGCGATTGACTGGACACAACGCCTCTATCTGGCCGCTTCGAAGAGAGATAGCGAGGCCATGGACGGTGCGATGGTCGGGCTGCTCAAGCTGATGGCCAGCGGACATGAGCTGGATCTGCGGGAGTCCGCCGCGCGCGATGGCGATGGGCCAGCCGCGCCAGCGCTCAAGACCGCACGGCGGATGCCCGCCTACAAGCTGGCCGACGAGTTTGTGTACGTGGCGAAATACGAAGTCACGGCGTCTGCGGGCAATGGCGCGGTGATCCACGACGAAGCGGTGGTGGACCACCTGGCGTTCAAGCGCTCCTGGATCGCCCAGACCCTCGGGCTTGACCCGCTGCACCTGGCGCTGATCGATGCGCGCGGTGACTCAATGAGCCCGACGATTGAGAGCGGCGATCTGCTGCTGCTGGACACGCGCAAGTGCGGTGCGAAGAGCGAGGGCATCTATGTGATCAACCTGTCGGGCGCGCTGCTGGTGAAGCGCTTGCGAATGAAGCTCTCGGGCACGGTGGAGGTGATGTCTGACAATCCAAAGTACAGCAGCGAGTCGATCAGTGGATCAGAGCTTGACCGGCTGATCCTGGTGGGTCGTGTCGTGTGGCATGGACGGAAAATTTAGAAGGGATGCGAGATGAAAAATTCAATGGTGATGGGCCTGTTGCTCGTCGCGTCCGCAGCGTTTGCGGGCGAGGCCGAAATGATCGGCGTGCCTTGCGCGGAGTACGTCGATGTGATGAAGGTGCGGACCAATTGCGAGGTGATCCCTGTGCAACAGGTCAACGCCAAGAGCTGGCGCATGCGGCTCTACAAGCGCTGCCTGGTTGAGCACAAGCTGCGGCCTTGGGACAGCGCGGAGAAGCTTGCGGTGTGCGCCGAGAACGCGCCCGAAGAGGTGCCTATGCCGACCGCCGCGCTCTCGCCGGAGAGCTGCAAGCTGCCGCCCTGGAAGCGGCCCAAAGGGCTGGTGTGCAAGTGACGGCCCACGATCAGATGCTCGCCGCGTTTGAGGCGCGTGTGGCGGGTGGACAGCGAGGAGGTGTTGCGCACAGCCAGGCAGCACTTTGCGCAGGGCCTGTTGCACTGCGGCTGCACCGGCATGGCCCTGAGCGAGGCCGATGTGACGCGGCGCGGGTTGCAGGTGATCCGATGAACGGTCATTGACGTGACATGTCACGGGTGTATAGTTGAGCACATGGACAGACGATCTGTCCACCGCCCCGGAGGACCCGGGTTCCATTGCCGCACAGGCAACTCAGGAGCGCAACATGTCTACACGCAAGTCCATCAAAGCCGCTACCCAGCAAGCCGCCCGCCGGGCAATGCAGGCACACATCGAGAAGATGCTTGCCAAGGGCTGGAAGATCGACCAGGAATTCGAGGGCGATGCCGGACTGAAGTTCGAGTGCATCACCTACTTCTACAAGTGAAGTAGACTTGCTGGACTGCTGGAAAGCAGCTCAGAAAAATGAAGATTGGCCAAAGAGGCCTCTGTCAACTGCCGCACAGGCAGCTCAGAAAATGATGGCTGTTCAAGCCGTCTCAAACTGCCGAACAGGCAGCGTCATCACTGCCGGACAGGCAGCATAGAAAGGGTCTCTATCATGGAAATTTCTCAGGCTTCTAAGAACGTCGTCGTGTTGAACCGCGCTGATTTGCATGCGGCGCTGGCCGACATCAATGTATTTCCTCGCCGCTGCGGGGCCGAAAGCGGGCTGACGCGGGCTGTCTACTCTGATGACTACGACACGTTCGAAATGCTGTTGCAGCCGAGCAATGCCGGCTTCTCGGTGTCGTGCCGGCTCAATGGTCAGCAGGCGTATCAGCTCAACGGCCGCATGTGGGACCGCGCTTCGAAGATCGGCGACGTCATGCTTGTGGCTGCTGCCGCCCCCGAGCGCTCGGAAATAGAAGGGTTTTTCTCATGAGCGAATATCGAATCTATCTTGATGAAGAGCTGTTGTGTCGCACCAGCTGGTTACCCCTGGCGCAGGCCGCGTGGTCGCGTTTCTCGCGCGACCGCGAGGGCGCTCAGCACGGCGGACAGATCTTGCTGTTCAAAGATCAAACCGAGCTGGCGTCTGTGCAGCCGCGCACCGGGCAGGGCTGGCCGTGGCCCGACAAGTCAACTGCCGAGGTCGATCTGCGTGACGTTGCCGCAGCAGTCCAGCAGCTGGCGCGAGTTGCTGGCGTGCCTGCTGCTGCACTCGCTGACGAACTCACAGCCCAAGGTTTGCCGACAACACCCGCTCGGCTCAAGAGCATGAGCACGCAACAAGATGGGCGACGCACCCACGTCGGCGCTGCTGAGCTTGTCACGCTCTGCTATGCAGCCATCGGCGTGCTGAAAAAGCCATGACCACGCCATCACCCCTCACCCCAGCCCAGCGCAAAGCCGCGCAGCGCCAGCGCCAGCGCGAGCAGGGGCTGGTTAAGCTGGAGCTGTGGGCGCCGCCCGATCAGCACGCCGCTATCCGCGCGTTTGCCGAGCATCTCGCCGCCAAAAAGACGGCGCCCGCTACGCCGCGCTGAGCGGCCCTCTCGCCCCCTTCGTATAGCCCTGCCCCTTTGGCCCACTCTGGCCCGGGTTCTGGCGCGTCTGTGCGAGTTTTGAGGGCTGGGGCGCCCTTGGGTTCTGGGGGTGCGACCAATTTGCGCGCGTCAGCAAATTGGTCGGGGCCGGTGGGCCATCAATCAATAAACCGTTTTAATGTCCCGCGCCGGTCTGTCTGAGCAGACTGGCGGGCATGTCGAAAGCACACCCCCTCGTCGCTGTACTCACCGCTGGAGCCGGCCATGTAAACCACCACGCCCTGAGCGCTGCCCTGGTCGGCGGCTGTATGACTGTCGAGTTGGCCGCCCTGGGTGGCGCTGCTGGCGCTGGTGCACCCAAGCGCATCAAGCTGCTGCCCGAGGGTGAGTTCGCATCGGTGGATGGCCGGCCCGGCAACATGAAGGGGTCAAACACCAAGGTCTGGCGTTTGACTGCTGAGCTGGGCGCACGCCTGGTGCGAGCGTTCAGAGCGCTCAAGCAGAAGATGCTGATCGACTACGAGCACCGCACCCTGCGTGCCGTGGTCAATGGCCTGCCCAACCCGGCTGCGGCCTGGATCGTGGGCCTGACCTATCTCACAGACGGTGCGCCCGATGGCCCCGGCCTGTATGCCGACGTTGAATGGACGGCCAGCGCCGCTGCCATGGTGGTCAAAGAGGAATACCGCTACATCTCCCCGGTCTTCCCGTTCGACCCCGACACCGGCGACGTGCTGGCGCTGCTGCACGTTGCCATCACCAACACCCCAGGCCTCAACACCGACGCGCTGCCCGAGCTGCAGGCGCAGCTCAGTGCCATGGCCGCCCAGTTTTCAACCCCGCCCGAGACGGGCAACCCTCAGGAGCCTCCCATGAAACTTTTGCTGGCCGCGCTTGGCCTCTCCGCTGTCGCCTCCGAAGAGGCGGGCCTCACCGCGCTGACCGCGCTGCAAAGCCAGGTCGCTCAGAAAGACGCGCTGATCGTCGAGCTCAAGGCCAAGCAGTTCGACCCCTCGCTGCACATCCCCCTCGTCGAGCACAAGAAGGTGGCCGACCAGATGGCTGCACTCAGCGCACAGACCGAGGCCACCGAGCACACCACGCTGATGACCGCTGCCCTGGCTGACGCGCGCATCCTGCCGGCCAACGCCGAGTACTGGAGGGCTCAGCCGCTGGTGGCGCTCAAGGCGTTCCTGAAGGATGCCAAGCCGCTGTCGGCCGCGCTGGCCGGGCTGCAGACTGGTGGCAATCCGCCTGCCGGTGGTGCGCTGACCGCCGTGCTCTCGGCCGAAGAAAAGGCCGTGTGCGAGCAGCTCGGTATCAAGACCGAGGACTTCCTCAAGACCAAGGCCTTGGCCGCGGCCTGAGCCACGACACACGATCACCAGGAGTAACCCATGATCATCACCGCAGCAGTACTCAACACCCTTCGCACTGGCTTCATGACCAGTTTTCAAAAGGGCTTCGACGGCGAAGCGTCGATCTACGAGCAGATCGCCACCACGGTGCCCAGCACCACGAAGAGCAACACCTACGGGTGGCTGGGCGACTGGCCCGACATGCGCGAGTGGATCGGCGACCGCACGCTGAAATCCATCGCTGAGCATGGCTACGCGGTCACCAACAAAGACTGGGAGAGCACCGTCGAGGTGGATCGCAACGACATCGACGACGACAACCTCGGTCTGTATGGCACCCGCTTCGAAGCCGCTGGCCAGGCCGCGCGCCGCCACCCCGACAAGCTGGTTTTCGGTCTGCTCAAGGCCGGCCACGCGACGCTCTGCTACGACGGCCAGAACTTCTTCGACACCGATCACCCGGTGGCCGCTGAAGTGGACGGCACGGGTGCTGTCACGACGGTGAGCAACGTGCAGGCCGGCGCTGCTGCGCCCTGGTACCTGTTGGACGTGAGCCGCGCGCTCAAGCCGCTGATCTTCCAGAACCGCAAGAGCGCCCAGTTCACGGCCATGGATCAAGCCACCGACGAATCGGTGTTCATGCGCAAAAAGTTCCGCTACGGCGCAGACGCTCGCAACAACGTCGGCTTCGGCTTCTGGCAGATGGCCTACAAGTCGAGCGCTGTGCTGGACGTGGCGAACTTCGAAGCGGCCTACGAGGCGATGAGCATGTTCGCTGGCGACGGCGGTGTGTTGCTCGGCGTGCGCCCCACGCTCCTGGTGGTGCCGCCCTCGCTGCGCAGCAAGGCCAACGACCTCGTGACGGCTGACCGCCTCGCCAACGGCGCGGACAACCCGAACAAGGGTCTGGTCAAAGTGATCGACACGCCCTGGGTGGCCTGACCATGGCCACCGCGAAGAAGGCTGCGGCCCCCAAGGCCGCGCCGAAGGCAACGGCGCCCAAAGCGCCGTTGGCCGACGCGGGCAGCGTTGCACCTGGTGCAGGCCAGGCGGGCGACGGCGGCGGGTTGGCTTTGCCTGCAGGTGCGCTGGCTGCTGTGTCGGCGGTGGCCGCAGCGGCGGGCGCCCAGGCTGGCACGCCAGACGGCCCAGGCGAGCCGCAGGGCGCCGCGCCCGAGCTGGCCAAGGGAACGGTGGCGGTGAGCTGCGCGAAGGGCCTGGAGCGCTTCCACCGCTGCGGCATGCGCTTCACCCGCGAGCCCACCACGCTTGTGGTGGCCGAGCTGGCCGAAGGCGTGCTGGAGCGGCTGCAGGACGAGCCTCGCCTGGTTGTCCAAAAGGGCTGACATGCCGCTACACCACACGCGCGGAGACGACTTGTCGCGCGCCTCTCAGATCGAGATCCCCGAGGGCAGCGTGGGGATGTCTGATATGACGGGGTGGGCCGGGCGCTGCCAGGTGCGCACGCAATCGGGTGTGCTGGTGCAAGAGCTCGGGTTCGAGTGGTTGGACGCGAGCGAGCGGCTGTTCAAGGTATCGGCTACAGCCGCTCAGGTGGCCGACTGGCCGGTGGGGAGTCACGTCTATGACATTGAGCTGACCACGCCTGCCGGGCAGCGGCTCAGCACCAAAAAAGACCTGCTGATATTGCGTGAGGACGTGACGAAATGACGAACATCGTGCAGCTCTCCAGCGATCTGCTGCCGTTTTTCAAGGGCGATCCGGGCGAGGCCGGAGGTGTTGGCGATGCCGGCAATGACGGGGCGTCGGCCTACGAGCTGGCGGTGGCTGGCGGATTCGTGGGCTCTGAGGCCGCATGGCTGCTCAGTCTCAAGGGTGAGACCGGAGATGTGGGCGATGCCGGCAATGACGGGGCGTCGGCCTATGAGATCGCGGCGGCTGGCGGATTCGTGGGCTCTGAGGCCGCATGGCTGCTCAGTCTCAAGGGAGAGACCGGAGATGTGGGCGATGCCGGCAATGACGGGGCGTCGGCCTATGAGATCGCGGTTGCTGGCGGATTCGTGGGCTCCGAAGCCGCATGGCTGCTCAGTCTCAAGGGAGAGGCCGGAGATGCGGGATCAGCTGGTGCAGATGGAGCCGACTTCACTCCTCCGGCATTGGCGCCGTGGGAAAAATGGATCGAGACATTTTTTGACGTGATGGGAAACGTCGGTTCGGCCTTCACGATAGGTTCGGTTGGCGGCGGATCGATCTACTCAGCCGCAGCATTCAACTACTCTGACGAGCTGTGGAGTGAGGGTGTTGCGATGCGGTCCTCTGCGACCGCAAACTCGGGCTACCGGTCAAATCGGACTGGGTACACCGGAGGTCCGAACAGCATCGCCATAAGTGGAGGTAAAAAGTTTCGTGCTGCCTGGCGTCCAAATGCTTTGATCAACACACTGGTGCGATCTGGGTATCACGACACGCTACTGTCAACAGCCCCTGTAAACGGAGTGTGGTTTGAACAAGTCGGCGGTCAAGTCGTTGGAAAGACTGCTGCCGGGGGCGCCAACTCGACGACTGACACGGCCTTCACATTGGTATCTGGCAATGTGTACGTTTTTGACCTGTCGATCAACGCTGATGCTTCCCTTGCCACCTTCAGTGTTTTAAGCGCTGTCGGTGATCTTCTTTGGTCAGACACCATAAACACGAACCTACCGACGCAGAAAGTGATGGTGGGGACTATCGCTACATCGTCGAACACAGCAATCACAGACCTTGGTGTGCTGTACATGATGGGGTTCGGATCAGAAGCCGGCTACGCGCGAGCAAGGGGATGATGATGTATCAACTGCTCGACACCGACAACCTTGCTGTGCTGCGTGTAGTAGGGAACACAGTGGTCCCCACCACCGACCCAGACTACCTGACATGGGTGGCGGCTGGCAACGCTCCCGCTCCGTCGACGCTGGATGCGGCCCGAGCCGAGGTCTGGGAGCGCATCAAAGAGCACCGCGAGGCGGTCAAGATCGGCGGTGTACAGGTGGATGGCCACTGGTACCACACAGACGCAGATAGCCGCCTACAGCAGCTCGCGCTGAGAGACGCGGGCGATGCCCTGCCCCAAGGCATTCACTGGCAGACGCTTTCTGGGGTCGTTGTAGAGATGACGCCTGCCCTGGCCGAGCAGCTGCGGCTTGCTCCGTATTTGCGGGACTTGCAGGCGCATGCCGTCGCGAAAGCCCACCGGGCTGCAATGGAGCTTGCGCCAGATCCGAGGGAGTACGACTTCTCGGCGGGTTGGCCTGAGTCGTATGGGGATGTGTCATGACCCGTCACTGCGCGCTGATCGGGCTGGCGGCGGGCGTCACTACCGCTACGGCGATGAAGACAAGTGCAACCGCGCCACCGAGAGACTAGCCCCGCCCTTGCCTGCGTCTATCAGACCGTCAATCAATAAACCGTTTTAATGTCGCCCATGGCGCCCCCTCGGCACCATGGGCGTCATGACCTACGCCACCCTTCAGTCCCTGCGCGACCGCATCAGCGAAACTGAGCTGCGGCAGATGTCGGACGCTGCGGCGCAGGCGATTGACGAGACCCGCCTGCAGATCGCGCTCGACGATGCGCAAGCCGAGATTGACGGCTACCTGGCTGGCCGGTATCTCCTCCCTCTGATCGATTCTGCTGGGCTCCCGCTGCCGGTGCCTGGTGATCTGCTGCGCTGCGCGGTGGACATCGTGGTGTACCGGCTGCAGACGCTGCGTCCGGCCGACGACATCAAAGACGCGCGGCGACGCTATGAGGACGCGATCAAGCTGCTGGCGGCGTTCAAGGACGGCTCGCGCGAGCTGGCGGGCGCGGCGCTGGTGCCGGTGTTTGCCGGTGGCGTGGGCGGTGGATCGGTGGAGTTCAACATCCCGGCCGAGCCGCCTTATTCGCCCTTCGCCCGGAGCGAGCGCTGATGGCCGCCCAGGTGTACTACGCGGAAGACGCTTTGCTGGAGCGGCTGCGCCCGGCGCTCACCCGCGAGGGCCAGCCGCACCCGGTAACGGAGCTGCGCTCTTGGCCGGGCAAGCCCGAGGCCTATCGGCTGACGCACCCGGTGGGCGCGGTGTTGCTGATGTACCGAGGCGGCAAGTTCCCCGAGGGCACGGGCCTGGTGGAGTGGACGGCGGAGTTTGAGTTGGGCCTGCTGGCCCGCAACCTGCGCACGCACCAGCCTGACGACACATCGCCCGATGTGGGCACCGGGGCTTACGACTTGCTGGAGGCCTGCCGCCTGGCGCTGGCGGGCTATGAGCCGCCTGGCGGGGCCGGACCGGTGTCGGTGCGCAGTGAGACCTACACGGGCGCGAATGACGGCGTGTGGGGCTATTCGATGCGGCTCACGGTGCCGATGGTGAGCGTGATCGACCCGCCCGTTGTGGCCGGGCCTTTCACGGCGCTGGACCCTTCGGAGTTGCCGGCGCTGGCAGGCGTTGAATTGCAGCACCCGGCCGATTTTTTCCCACCCGTTTGACCCCAGGAGCGACATGAAAAAGTACATCTACAAAGGGCCTGACAGCGGCATCACGCTGCAGGACCGGGACACCAGAACCGATGTGCTGTTGCGCAACGGCAAGGCCACCCCGCCTCTGCCGGAAAACAACGCGGCGGTGAAGACGCTGGTGGCCATGGGCTACCTGGTCGAGGTCAAGGCCGAAGGCGCAGACCCTCACCCCAACCCTCTCCCGCCAGCGGGAGAGGTGGCCGGAAAGGCCGCATCGCCCTCGGTCGCAGGGGCTGCGAAGCCCACCACCAAATCCACCAAAGCCGCAAAGGAGTAACCCATGGCTGCAAACTTTCTTCACGGCGTCGAGACCATCGAGATCAACGATGGCCCGCGCCCTGTTCGCCTGGTCAAGTCCAGCGTGGTTGGCCTGATTGGCACGGCCGGCACTGGCCCGGTGAATCAGAACGTGCTTGTCACGAAGTACGGCGACATCGCCCAGTTCGGCAACGAGGGCACGATTGCCCGCGAGCTCAAGCGCCTGTTTGACCAGAAGCCCACGGTGGTGATCGTGCGCAACGTGTACGACCCGGCCGCCGAGGGCGCTGACATCGACACCGTGACGCCAGCGCAGATCATCGGCGGGGTTGACCCGGTGACCGGCGCGCGCACGGGCATGTATGGCTGGCGCGATGCGTACCAGCAGTTCGGCTTCTCGCCGAAGATCTTGATTGCACCGGGCTTCTCCAGCCTGAGCGCGGTGTCGGCGAACCTGATCGTGCAGGCCGAGGCGATGCGCGCGGTGGCGTTTGTGGATGCGCCGATTGGCGTGACGCCGGCGCAGGCGATCACCGGGCGCGGTGTGGGCGGGGCGATCAACTTCAACACGTCGAGCGACCGCGTGGGCCTGTGCTACCCGCACGTCAAGTACTACGACACGGTGGCAGAGGCCGAGGTGCTGGGCCCACTCTCCACGCTGGTGGCGGGCGCCTGGAGCCGCCGCGACCAGGACAACGGTTACTGGTGGTCGGGCTCGAACATCGAGCTGCTGGGCATCACGGGCGTGGAGCGGCCGATTGAGTTCTCGCTCAACGATCCGAACTGCGAGGCGAACTTGCTCAACGAGGCGGGGATCATCACGGTGGCGAACAGCTTCGGCACCGGCATCCGCGGCTGGGGCAACCGCAGCGCGGCGTGGCCGACTGTTTCGCACCAGAAAAACTTCTTGAACGTGCGGCGCACGGCGGACATCATCGCCGAGAGCCTGGAGCTGGCCACGCTGCAGTTCATTGACCAGCCGCTGGACAACGCGCGGATTGACGACATCCTGGAAACGGGGCGCCGCTTCCTGCGCCACCAGGCCGCGAACGGCGCGATCCAGGACGGCAACGTCTGGCTGGACGCGGAGCTCAACACGCCCGAGACGCTGAGCGCGGGCCACCTGCTGCCGAGCTACGACTTCGCGCCCTACTCGCCGCTGGAGCGCGTGAGCTACCAGGCGCGGATCAACACCGAGTACCTGCGCCAGCTCGTGGCCACGCGCCAGGCCTGACCGCAACACTGACCACCAGGAGCAATCAACATGGCAACCAGCATTCAACTTCGGCGCGTGACGAACGCGGCCATCTACATCAACGGCAACTCGATGCTCGGCAAGGCCGAAGAGGTCAAGCTGCCCGACATCACCTCGCTGATGACCGAGCACAAGGCGATGGGCATGATCGGCAAGATCGAACTGCCCTCGGGCTTCGAAAAGCTCGAAGGCGAGGTGAAGTGGAACAGCTTCTACCCGGACGTGGCCGCGACCATGGGCGACTTCTTCACCATGGTGCCGCTGCAGATCCGCAGCAGCGTGGAGACCTGGGGCGCGGGCGGGCGCACCGAGCAGCTGCCACTGGTGACCTTCATCACGGCGCTGTTCAAGAAAAACCCGCTGGGCTCGTTCAAGCAGAACGACAACGCCGAGTTCAGCTCGGGCTTCGCGGCCTACTACATCCGCCAGCAGCTGGCGGGGAAGGACATCGTTGAGCTCGACGTGCTCGCCAACATCTACAAGGTGGGCGGTGTGGACAAGCTGGACCTGTTCCGCGCGAACCAGGGGGGTTGATCAATGACCGACACAACGCCAACCACCAACACCGTGCCCAAGGTGGAACTCAAGAAACGGATCGACCTGCTGGTGCCGATCAAGACGCCCACGGGCGAGGTCAGCAGCATCACGCTGCGCCGCCCGAAGGTGAGCGAGATGGTGCGCTTCCAGAGCCAGGCCAAGGGCCTGAAGCTGGACGACGCAGAAGAGGAGTTGCTGATCTACGCGAACCTCTCCGAAGAAAAGCTGACGATGGAAGACATCGGGGAGCTGGACTTTGGCGACTTCGCCAAGCTCCAGCGCTGGTTTCGGTCAATTCAAACTGCCGCTTGAAGACATGCGGGGGATCGCCGCGCTGCTGGCGCGGTGGTTCCGCTTCCAGCCGAGCGAGATCGACGAGCTGGACATCGTGAGGTTCGTGCAGTGGGGCGAGGACGCTGGCGAGCAGATACGGCGTGAGTACAAGCAAGACTGATTTTTAAGGGTGTGCCGTGTCTGATACGAGCGTTCTGATCAAGGTGGGTTTCCAGGGAGCGCAAGCCCTGGCCGGCCTGGGCAGCGTGAGCAGCGGCATCACCAAGGTGGGCGCGCACGTGGACAAGCTCAAGGGCCAGCAGAAGGCCCTGGGCCAGGCGATGAACAACTTCATCGGCCCGCGCACCCCGGCCGGCCTTCAGGCGATCACAAAAGAGTACGACGCGATGGGCCGCGCCATCGAGCGCGCCACGAAGGTCCAGAGCGCGCTGGTGGCCGGGCGGGCGCGGGGCGAGACGCTTCGCAGCGAGCGCCAGGCGCTCCGCTCGGATGCGATGGACGCGATAGGCCTGGGCTACCTGGCGTTCAGGCCGATCAAGCTGTCGATGGATTTCGAGTCGGCGATGGCGGACGTGAAGAAGGTGGTGGACTTCGACACGCCTGACGGATTCGAGAAGCTGAGCGCCGAGATCCTGCGCATGTCGCGCTACCTGCCGCTGTCGGTCGAGCAGCTGGCGCAGATCGCGGCGAGCGGCGGGCAACTGGGCGTGGCGGCAAAGGACATCCCGGCGTTCGTTGAGCAGATCGCGAAGATGTCCACGGCGTTCGACATGGCGGCCGACGACGCGGGCGATTCGATGGCGAAGATCTCCAACGTCTACAACATCCCGATTGCCAAAATCGGCCAGTTGGGCGATGCGATCAACCAGCTGAGCAACGAGAGCCCGGCGAAGGCGAGCGATATCGTGCGCACGCTCGGGCGGGTGGGCGGCGTGGCAAAGCAGTTCGGCCTGACGGAGCTGCAGGCGGCGAGCTTGAGCAATGCACTGATTTCGCTGGGCAAGGCGCCCGAGGTGGCAGGCACCAGCATCAACGGCATGCTGCTCAAGCTGGCCACGGCCGACAAGCAAGGCAAAAAGTTCACCTCGGCGCTGGGTCAGATCGGCATGAGTGCCGAGGGCCTGAGGCGGGCGATCAAGAACGACGCCGAGGGCGCCATCGTGGGCTTCCTGCAGGCGCTGGAGCGTGTGCCGACAGATCGGCGCATGGGTGTGCTGGTGGACATGTTCGGGCTCGAATACGCGGACGATGTGGCTGTGCTTGCGGGCTCGGTGAAGACGTACACCGACAGCATCGCTGTGCTGAACAGCACCCGCGTGAACGGATCCATGGAACGCGAGTTCGCCGCACGTGCGGCGACAACGGCAAACAATGCGCGGCTTCTGAAAAACGGGTTGACGGAGATCGGCATCAATGTGGGCAGCGCGGTGCTGCCTGCGTTGAACGATCTGCTCAACACGGTGCGGCCGGTGGTGGGCGCCATGGCTTCGTGGGCGAAGGAAAACCCGGGTTTGATGTCGGGCATCGTCAAGATCGTGGCGGGCTTTGCGGCGTTCAAGTTGGGCAGCATCGCGGTGCGTTACGGCATCAACCTGGTGATGACGGGTGTGAACAGCATGCGCATGGGCTGGACGCTGCTGCAGGCGGTGGGGCTGTTCAACCCGGTGCTGTGGGGCCGCGTGGCGGGTGGTGTGCGCCTGGTGGGCACGGCGGTGATGTGGCTGGGGCGCGCGCTGCTGATGAACCCGATCGGGCTGGCGATCACGGCGATTGCGCTGGGCGGCTACCTGATCTACCGCAACTGGGACCGCATCACGGCGTTTTTCAGCAGCGTGTGGGCCGACATGAAGACAGCGGCTGCTGGCGGGGTCTGGGGCATCACCAAGCTGCTGATCAACTGGTCGCCGCTGACGATCTTTTACCGGGTCTTCCGGGCTGTGCTGTCGTGGTTCGGTGTTGAGCTGCCCGCGAAGTTCACGGACTTCGGCGGCATGGTGATCGACGGGCTGATCAGCGGCATCACGAACAAGATCGGCCAGGCCAAGGCCGCGATCATCGGTATGGGCCAGAGCATCAAGGGCTGGTTTGCCGACACGCTGGGCATCAAGAGCCCGAGCCGGGTGTTCATGGGGTTCGGCGACAACATTGCCCAGGGCGCGCAGATCGGCATTGCTCGGGGAACTGGCAAGGTGGCGCAGGCCAGCAACCGCCTGGCGCAGGCCGCGCGCGGCGCGGTGGCGGGTGCTGCCATGGCCGGGGCGGCCCACGCTGGGGCAGCGGGCGGCGCGGGCATGGTGGTGCACTACTCGCCGAACATCACGGTGCAGGGCGGCGCGGCCGAGGCGGTGGTGCCTGCGATGCAGCAGGCCCTCAAGCTGAGCGAGCGGGAGTTTGAGCAGATGCTCAACCGGGTGCTCGACCAGCGCGCGCGGAGGAACTACTGATGGGCCAGCCAATCGCCTACCTGGGTGATATCCCACTGTCGATCACCGACATGACGCAGTTCGATGTGACGCTGCAGGCGGACTTTGCCGAGCACGCGAAGGTGGGCCAGAAGCCGCGCTTGCAGTGGGTGGGCGACAAGCTGGATGAGGGGCAGGTGGTCGCGCAGCTGCACGCCCAGTTCTGCACGCCCGAAGTGGAGCTGGCGCGGCTGCGGGCGGCTCAGCGCAAACATGAGGCGATGCAGCTCTATTTCACGAACGGGCACATCGTGGGCCTGTTTGTGTTGACAGCGGTTGAGCAGCGCTCTGAGCAGCTCATGCGCGACGGCACGGTGATCGTGGCCGAGGTGTCGCTGAGCCTGAGGGAATACACCGAGGACGGGCTGAGCACCGAGGTCGCCGCGAGCGGCACGCCGGTGGCTGCGATGCGGGTGGGCGCCAGTGGCGCAGAGACGGGGCCGAACGGCACGGTGACCGAAGCGGCGCCCGAGCGCAGCGCCGAGGTGCCAGCGGTGCGGGCCGGCTTCTCCATCGGGATCTGAGCGATGAACGCAGCGCAGAGCCGCCTCAAGCAAGTTCAGCCCCCTCGGGGGGCAGCGACCCGCGCAGCGGCGGAGCGTGGGGGCATATGAAGATCAAGGCACTGAAACACACGGTGATCGCGGGCGAGCGCTGGGACACGCTGGCCTGGCGCTACTACGGCAACCCGTTTGCTTACGGCAAGATCATTGAGGCCAACCCGGCATTGAACATCGTGGCGGTGCTGCCAGCGGGCACCACGGTGCTGGTGCCGCTGATGACAGTGGCCGAGCAGACGGCGCAGCGCGACACCAGCAACCTGCCGCCCTGGAAGCGCTGAGCGCAAGGGGTTTTCACCATGCCAAACGTTGAAGTACTTGAGCCGTCTGTGGTGCTGGTGGTGGCCGGCCGCAACGTGACGGAGTACGTCCAGGACCACCTGCTGTCACTCACCTACACGGACTACTTAGAAGGCGAGAGCGACACGCTGGAAGTGAAGCTGGAGGATGTGGACCGCAACTGGCAGGGGCCGTGGTATCCCGAGCACGGCGATTCTGTGGTGGCCAGCATCGGCTACGAGAAGGGCTACAAGCGCGGGCAGTGGTTGCCCTGCGGCGATTTCCAGATTGATGAGGTGGAGCTGGAGCCGGACCCGGACGTGTTCACGATCAAGGCGCTGGCCGCAGGCACCGAACACAAGCTCCGCACGGCGAGCGCGGTGGCCTACGACGAGACGACGCTGGCCGACATTGCGGGCCAGGTGGCGAAGCGCAACGGGCTGGAGCTGGAGGGCGAGATCGGCGATGTGCAGCTGATCCGCGTCACTCAGGCGCAGGAGCGCGACCTGCCGTTTCTGCGGCGCCTGGCCGACGAGTATGGCTATGCGTTCACCGTGCGCGGCAAGCAGCTCTGCATGTACAAGCGCAGCGACCTGAAGGCCGAGAGCGCTGTGCGCACGCTGCGCCGGTCTGAGGGCTACCGCTTCACCTTCCGCGACAAGATCACGCACGTGGTGGAGAGCGCGGCCGTGACATACCACGACCCAGTGACCAAAGAGACGTACACCGGCGAGGCGCAGGACAGCGAGAGCAAGATCAGGCGCCACAGCCGCGACGCCCGCAAGATCAACATCCGCGCGGAGAACCCGGCCCAGGCCCAGCTCAAGGCAGACGCCGCTCTGGAGCGGGCGAACGAAGACCAGACCGAGGCCTCGGCTTCGATGATGGGCGAGGTGGACCTGGTGGCGGGGGTCAACATCGAGCTGGAGGGCTGGGGCGCCTTCGATGGCAAGTATCAGATCAAGCAGAGCACACACACCTATGGCCGGGGCCAGGGCTACACCACGTCAATCGAGTGCCGGAGGGTTCGCAAATGAGTTCTGAGAGTTCCAACAGCCTGGACAGGCAGTCGGGCAAGAACACCGGTCTGGTGTCGCTCAAGATGGGCCTGGTTGAAGACCGCAAGGTGGGCTGGGTGATCGTGCGGTTCCCGGACCTGGGCGACATGCTGACGAAGTGGATCCCGGTGCTTTACACGAAGACCCAGAACGACAAGGGCTTCTGGACGCCCGACATCGGTGAGATGGTGATGTGCATGATGGACGACCGCCTGGAAGACGGCTGCGTGATGGGCGCGGTGTACTCCGAGGCGGATCAGCCACCGACCGACGATATGGACGAATACGGCATGCAGTTCGAGGACGGTGGTTGGGTGAGCTACAACCGGGCGACGGGCATTGCCAAGGTGGTGGCGCCGACAAAGGTGATCCTGGACACGCCCCTGGTGCACTGCACGGGCGACGTGCAGGTGGACGGCACGATGACGGCGAGCGAAGACGCCATCGGCGGCGGTGTGAGCCTCAAGAATCACATCCACGGCGGTGTGATGGTCGGCCCGTCGGTGACCACGCCACCCGTGGCTTGACCGCGCCAGCGATCAATAAACCGTTTTAATGTCCTGATCCGAGGGCGTTGGGCAGACTGCCCACATGCCCCTCGTTCCCAGCACCCTTTCCGACGTCGGCACCGGCTTTGCACAGGTGGCGCTGAGCCTCGCCAGCGACCGCGCTGACGGCCTGTTGAACGACCGCGCGGCGCGCCTGGTCACCGATGTGGACGACATCCACCAGGAGGTGATCCTGGTGCTGTTCACGCCGCTGGGCGCGGACGTGCACCGGCCCGACTTTGGCTCGGACTGGTGGCACTGGATCGACAGCCCGATCAACGTGGCACGGCCGCACATCGTGCGCGCGGTGGTGAGCGCCATCGAGCGCTGGGTGGTCCGCCTCAAGCTGGTGCGGGTGGTGCTGACGCAACGCGACGACAACAACTACGCCACGAAAGACTTGCTCGTGGAGTGGAAGTTTGTCGACGGCGTGGCCGAGCAGATTTTCTCGTCCAACGTCCGGCTTGACGACTTGCTGACTTCGCTGGGAGTGATCGCGCAATGACGCTCTTGGACCGCTCGCTGGCTGAGCCGAATTTCATCGGCCGCGACGCCGAGGCGATCACGCGCGACATGGTGCGCATGTACGAGGAGCTGACGGGCTTCACGCTGTACCCGGCGCAAGCCGAGCGGCTGATGGTCAACGTGATCGCCTACCGCGACAAGCTGATTCGCGAGGCGATCCAAGACGCGGCGAAGCTCAACCTGGTGCGCTACTCGCGCGGTGTGATCCTGGACTACCTGGGCGAGAACATCGGTGTGGCGCGGCTGGACGCGGCGTCGGCCGAGTGCGTGGTGCGGTTCAGCTTTTTCCCGGTGCCGCTGGTGGGCACGGTGCTGCCCGCAGGCACACAGGTGAGCACGTCATCTGCCAGCGGCGCGGCCCTGGTGTTCGCGACGGCGACGGATGTGCTGGTGGCTGCTGGCGCGGAGCAGGTGGATGCGCGGGTGGTTTGTGAGACGCCGGGCGCTCTGGGCAACGGGTTTCTGCCGGGGCAGATCTCCCGGCTGTACAGCGCCCAGCCGCCAGGCCTGAAGGTCAGCGCGGTGGCGAACACCACGACCAGCAGCGCGGGCGCGGACGTTGAAGACGACGATCACCTGCGCCGCCGCATCACGCTAGCACCCGAGCAGTTCAGTAACTGCGGGAGCCGCGAGGCCTACACGTTTTTTTCGCTCGGAGCGAATGCGGGGATTACGGACGTGGCGATCACGTCGCCAGAGCCCGGCCTGGTGCACATCCACCCGCTGATGGCGGATGGCCTGCCGGGTGCGCCTGTGCTGGCGCAGGTATTGGCCGCGTGCAACGGCGAGACGCGCCGCCCGCTGTGCGACACGGTGGTGGCGCTGGCGCCGGTGGTGCGGGCGGTGGACCTGCAGATCGCGCTCACGCTGTACGAGGGCGCGGACGCGGCATCGGCGCAGGCGGCGGCCTACCAGGCTGCGGCGGCCTATGTGCAGCGCATTCAGGCGCGGCTAGGTGTGGACGTGGTGCCGAGCCAGATCAAGAGCGCGCTGGATGTGTACGGCGTGTACCGCGTCGAGGTGATCTCGCCTGCGGCGGTGATGGTGATGGAGCCCAACGAGTGGCCGCAGATCACGGCGCTGGCGGTGTCGGTGGTTGGCGACGCGGAGGGCTGACCGATGGACGCGCGCTTCGTGAACCCGAGCCTGCTGGTGCCGCCGATGCGGCGCGATGCCCACTACCGTGCGGCCGAGGCGCTGAACGCGCAGACCAGCCTGCTGCCGGTGGACAAGGTCGTGATCTACGACTTTGACCACGTGGATGCGAGCGCGCTGCCAAGCCTGGCTCAGCAGTTCAATTGCTACGGCGATCTGGGCTGGGAGCTGTGCAACGGCGACCAGGCCGCGCAGCGCGAGTACCTGAAAAACGTGGTGGAGATCAAGCGGCTGAAGGGTACGCCGCACAGCATTCGCGAGATTTTTCGCCTGCTCGGACTTGGCGAGGTGGTGATACACGAGGGGCGCGGCGGCAAGGCCTACGACGGCGCCTGGAGCTACGACGGCTTCCCGGTGTACGACGGGCGCTGGCGCGATTGGGCGGTGTACCGGGTGACCGTGAGCGCGATGCTGACGACGCGCATGGCCGCGCGCATTCGGGCGCTGCTGCTCAAGTGGGCACCGGCCCGCGACCACATCTGGGACATCCGCAGCACGGACGGACTGCTGATCTACAACGCCTTCGCGAACTACGACGGCGCATACAACTACGGAGCCTATTGACCATGGCCTATCAACTCGAATCGCCCGCAAACTGGCCGCCAGGCGTGTACCAGATTGCTGTCACCGACCCGGTGTTGGGAGGCTCGGACGGGCCTCCCAACCTGATGGGCACGGCGCTGGCCAACCGCTCGCTGTACCAGCGCATGCGCAACGTCACGCCCTGGAGCGCCGACCTGGCCGCGCTGCACGCCTACCCGGCTGGCGCATGCGTGATGTACCTGGGCGTGAGCTGGCGGGCGAAAGTGGACAACGACGTGCCGCCCGGTAGCGATGCGGCGAAGTGGGAGCGGTGGGGGTACAGCGCGAGCGAGCTCGCGGATGTGCTGTCCGGTTTTTCGGGCCCTTTTGTGCACTCTTCAACGGGCTGGGAACAGCATCCTAGCGGTCTGATCTTCCAATGGGGTCAGGCATCCGCAACCCCGAATCTTCCTGATTCAGCCGTATCCCCCGGGTTCGGCTACTACGGAGCGGCTGAAGTGATTTTCCCGGTAGCGTTCCCAGAGGCGCTGTATCACGTGTCCATCACACGTCAAGACGCGGACGTCAGTGAGCTGAATGGGCACTCTGCCAGTCGCTCTCAAACGGGGTTCATGCTCGTTTTGAACAACGCGCAATCCGGCGTTCTGTCAACAGCTGACTGGTTCGCTATCGGCAAATGAGGACACCATGAAGAAATATTTTTTCTCTCCGTCGGCGCACGCTTTCTATCTAGACACGCTGCACAAAGTCATACCGGCCGACGCCATGGAGATCAGTGCTGTTCGATATGCCGAGCTCATCGGTGGCCAGTCCTCTGGCCTTGTTATCGCGCTGGGAGAAGATGGACTACCGGCTCTGCATACACCGACCTTTAGCATTGGTCAGCTGCAATCCAGCGCCTTCGCGCGAACCCGGCAGCTGGCGAACACGATCAGAGAACGTGTAGCCAAAGCACACCACCACCTGCAGTCCGCTCGCTGGTCCGTACAGCTGGCCGCAGCGCAAGACGTGATCGTCAACGGCGTGGCGGCAACGGCGTTCAGCAAGGATCAGCTCGACGTGGAGGCGCGCCTGCGCGCCCGTGGTGAGACGCGCGAGCAGCTCGCTGCCAAGGTGGTGGCGAACAGCTCGGTGTTCACACTGGTAGGCGCTGTGGTCGATGGGATCGAGACGGCCACGCTGGACGCGATTGCGGCCTACGAGGGCACCGACCCCCAGGCGCTGGAAGCACTGGTGCAGCAGGCGCGGATGACCGCCATGGCCGAGGTGTATGCGATCTACGAGCCGGTGATCGGCCAGGCGCAGGCCCAGGCTACGGTGGATGGCATCTTCGAAGCGTGACGATGGACCTCGCACGCGGCCAGATCATTGCCTGCTACGTCGGCGACCACGACGGCGACGGGCTGTTGGCCGAATTGGGCGTTTGGATCATCCGCTGGGCGCAGCGCGGCGCGATGTTTTCCGACACGACGCACATGGAGCAGGTGCTGGTGCTGCACCCGGACGGCTCGGTGGACATCGGCTCGGCCACGCTGCGCAAGGAGCACCCGGTGACCGGTCAGAACGGGGTGCGGATCAAGCGCAACGTGCATCTGACGCCTGGGCACTGGCGCATCTACTTTTGCGAGCGGCAGGGTCCGCTGTTTGACCCGGAGCGGCCTGCGGTGGTGCTGGCGGCTGAGGACGGTAAGCGGTACGACCTGGCTGGGGCGATTGCGAGCGCGGTGCTGCGCGTGCGGCAGGCGCTAGGCCGCTGGTTCTGCTCGGAGATCGTGATGCACATCGCGGGCTTCCTGGACGCGTGGATCTTCACGCCGGCCCGCGCTGAGGCGGTGGTCGCGAGCTTCGGCCGCGAGATCACCGAAGAGTTTTTCAACCGACTGGAGGCCTGAGATGCTTCGATTTCGTCACTTTTTCATGCTGGGCATGTTCCTGCTCTGGCCGTTGCTGATCGTGCTGACCGACCCCGAGTCGGGCATGCTGCGCGGCTTCTTTCCGAACGCCGCCTGGGCCTCTATGGCGGTGTTCATTCAGGCGCTGGGCTCCAAGACCATGGGCCTGCTGTTTGCCTGGTGGTCGTACATGGCGTTTCGCGACTATGAGGAGGCGGACAACCGCTTCCTGTTTGCCCAGGTGCGCATCCATGGGAACGTGGCCGCAGGGCTGGCGCTGATCGCCAACGCGCTGATCTTGTCGATCCTGATCGTGGTGTTCTGCTGGGGTCTGGACGCCACTGCGCCCGCGATTTCCGGCGCGCTCAGCTCGATGCGGGGTGGCTGACATGCGCCGACTAATCTGCATCGCGCTGCTGGCCTTGGTGCCGGCGCTGGTGCCGGCGCTGGTGGTGGCCGCAGACGTGGCCACGACGATCCCGGCTCGGGCCTACGACCACCTGGGCACGTTCCGCGCCGAGACGGCCGCGATCTGGCCGGGCATTCCTGACCGGGCCTACCCGCTGGCTTTGGCTGAGCATGAGAGCGGCTGCTTTGCGATGCCGAAGAAGTGCATGAACCCGGCCAGCAGCTTCAAGACGGCCCGGGAGCGTGCCTGCGGCCTCGGTCAGGTGACCGAGGTCTATGGCCGTTTCGACAAGCTGGGCGAGCTGGTGCGGGCCTATCCGCAGCAGCTGCGCGGGTGGACCTGGGCGAACTGCGCGAGCCGGCCGGACTACCAGGTGCGGGCGATGCTGTTGATGCTGCGCGCCGAACACAAGTCGCTGGCCAGCGTGCCGCTCACGAAGGACGCCCTGCAGATGCTCTCGGCCTCCTACAACGGCGGACCGGGGATGCTGGCGAAGGAGCGGCGAGCCTGTGGCATGACGGCGGGCTGCGACCCGATGCGCTGGGCGGGCCACGTGGAGCGTGTGTGTTTGCGCGGCAAACGGGTGATCCCGGGCACGCGGCGCACGGCCTGCGAGATCAGCAGACATCATGCGGGCGACGTGGACGCTCGGATGGCGAAGTACCGGAGGTTGATATGAGCAGCAAATCACTCACCGCGCTCAAGTGGGTTGCCAGTGCGTTCATGGGCAGCGCTGGAGCCTGGAGCTGGGCGATCTGGCTGGGCGTTGGTGCGGCGGCCACGGCCGGCGCGCTGGCCTGGCACGCCGGGCAGGTGCACACAGCCGTGAAGGCCGCTGAGAAGCGCGGCGCAGCGCCTGTGCAGGCGCGGTGGGACAAGAGCCGGGTCGAGGTCGCCGAGGCGGTGGCAACGGCCCACCGTGAAAACGCGCGGGAGTTGTCCCGTTTGGTGCAAGTCAATCAGGAGGTGCAAGGTGCATACAACACGATTCTGGCCAGCGTGGCCGATGCTGATCGCTCTCGGGCTGCTGGTGCAGGGCTGCGCAACGCAGAACGTGCCGCCATCGTTGCCGCCGCCCAGCGAGCCGCCTCCGATGCCTGTGGTCGATATGCCGAGGCCGCCGAGCGCGATCTTGAGCGATCTGAGACAGACACAGACCGATTCGGACACGAGGCGGTGCGAGCGTCAGCGGCGGCTCACGCGCTCAACAGCACCTTGCTCGCCCGGCGAGACGCCGCAGCCGCACGCCGCTCAGCCCGTACCGGGCAAGACACCCTGAAACCCACCCAACCGGAGATCAAGCAATGAACAAGAGAATCCTTTCCCTCGCGGTCGTCATCGCCGCTGTCAGCCTCGTCGGGTGCGGCTCACTCACCAAAGACGGCGAGCGGATCTCCGACTTCAAGGCCTCGGCTGATGCGAACAAGAGCATGTATTCCGACCAGGCGGACGTGCAATGGAAGACCCAGGAAACGCTCGCCAAGTGTTTTGAAAAAGCCACCACGGACATAGGGTTGGCGGTCTGCGGTCTGACGACGCAGGCGACGAACATCAACCAGACGGTGAACGGGCGACCGACGCCGAACCGCAACCCCACAACCGGCGTCGAAGCCGCCCAGGCGGTGGGCACCACGGCGGTGAAGGCCACTGCGGCGGCGGCGACGGCTGTGGGCGTTGCGAACGCGGCTGCAGATGCGTTCAAGGGCGCTGCGGATGCCCAGGCTCAGACGGCCAGCGAAGGAATCACTGCTGCGAGCAAGGACCCGCTGGTGGTGCGGCCTGAGATTGTGCAGCCGATGGTGGTACAGGTGCCGGCATCGATACCGTAAAGAAGTGGCGACTGGGCCAGGTGCGTCAACACCAGACCCAGCCGCTTCCCCTGCTGAATAGACCAGCAAGCTCGGCCAGGGCCACCCCACCTGTACAGGCGTGGGAATTGTACCGGGCCGTTTTCACTCCAAGAAAACAGCTTGCATCATGGCAACTCCCATCATTCCCTGGATCGGCGGCAAACGCCGACTCGTCGACCTGCTGCTGAGCCGGTTCCCTCCCCATAGCTGCTACTGCGAGGTGTTCGCTGGCGGCGCGGCTGTGTTCTTTGCCCGCAACCCGGCCGAGGTTGAAGTACTCAACGACGTGAACGGCGACCTGGTCAACCTGTACCGGGTGGTCACCCACCACCTGGAAGAGTTCGTCCGCCAGTTCAAATGGGCGCTCACGTCGAGGCAGATGTTCAAGTGGCAGCAGGAAACCCGTTCCGAGACGCTCACGGACGTGCAACGGGCGGCCCGCTTCTTCTACCTGCAGCAGCAGAGCTTCGGCGGAAAGGTGTCCGGGCAATCCTGGGGCACCGCAACCACCGGCCCGTCGATCAACCTGCTGCGGATCGAAGAGAACCTGTCGGCCGCGCATCTGCGCCTGGCTGGCGGTGTGTACATCGAGCAGCTCGACTGGAGCACCTGCATCGACCGGTACGACCGCCCTCACACGCTGTTCTACCTGGACCCGCCGTACTGGCAGACCGAGGGCTATGGCGTTCCGTTTCCGTGGGAGCAATACGAGCTGATGGCGGCCAAGCTCAAGGCGATCAAGGGAAAGGCGGTGGTCAGCATCAACGACCACCCAGACATCAGGGCCTGCTTTCAGGGCTTCGACATGGAGTCCCTGAAGATCGACTACACGGTGGGTGGAGGAGCGAACAGGGCGGAGCGCGGTGAGCTGGTGATCTACAGCTGGGACCGTGCCGTAGAGCCCGCAGGCCTGTTCTAA